GTGGTCGTACATCGGAGCTTGGACCTCGATGCTTTCTTCCATGCCAGCAAGCTCAATGCCCTCGGGGAGCATGTCTTCTGCGGGAAGTTCGACCATCATTTCTTCTGGCAACTGGTCAGCCGGACCACCAGCGCCCATTGCCATGTCTACCATCTGCGGAGGAAGTGCCATTAAAAGGTTCCTTTGAACGTGCCACCACGGGCCTTCATTACGGCGCCGCCGTTTTTCCTTCGTGTGAAGGGCTGTTTTTGACCGGAGAGCGACCGAACAAGGTCGGCCAAGCGTCCCTGCCTATCAAAAGGTCTGCCGCGCGTACCAAACGGATTACCGCGCGGGGACTTAGTGAAAACTCTGCCCGGATTGTTCTTTTTAGAAAAGGGGTCTTTACGTCCAGCCATCAGCTTATCCCTGTCTGTGTGTCAAGAGTATAGTCTAAACATGTTGCCGATTCCAGAGCGCAGGTCTACCGGCCCGCCCTTGGCGTAGCGGCGGGGAATCCCCAGCCGTACCGCTGATCTCGTCAGTCCCATTGAGGCAGGGGTGAGGTCCAGATACAGAACCGGTTGAGTTACCTGTGCCTCATCTCCGATCTCGCCAAGATGATCCTCCACAAACTCATCGGGAGAAATCCGCCCCGTCTTCAGGTTCGGGAACTTCTGCTTCAGTTCTTTGATCACCTTCTCCGGTGCATCCTTATACACCGTCTTGAAAAATCCCTCGGGGTTTACTTCTCGAAGCTCTGCAAGATCACGGTAGTCGGGGAAGTAAATCCGATCTACGCCCTCGTTTACCGCGTCATCAACCGCCATCAAGATATTGTGCCGCGCTGCTTGCAGCGGAGTGTCAAACGGCTGGTTGGGGACAAGTTGTGCTCGTCCAGCAGAGTCGACCGGGTTGGCTTCACGCGGCAAAAAGTTAGTTTTCTGCGCGTACTCGAAAAATCCTTTTGTGTCGTCACCGGACGCTTTATCTATGACGCCTGTGATTGCTGTATTGTTGCGAACAAGTTTTTTGGAGGCGCTTTCGAATTCTGTCGCAGCGTTAGTTTTGGCTTTTTTCGCTGCGTCCACCCTATCTACAGCCCTGTTTATCTCACCCGCTAAGTTTGCCACCTTTGTGCCATCTTGCTCGAGGATATCAGACGTGACTTTAAGCCGACGCGGGGCAGACATTGCATTCGCCATGTTCTCACGAACAATCCTCGATGCTTCGTCTTGCGAAAGCAAGGCTGTGTCTGACGGACTCATGTCCATGAAAACACTCTCAAAACCATTCTTGTAGGTAAAGACTGCGTCGGTCTGTATGCGCGATGAAGCCAAAAGCATCGTTTTTTCTGCGGGCGTGGCATACTTGCTGGCAAAAGAAGCGATCCGTTGCTGACCTACCGGTAAAGTGCTGGGAACACTCTGGCCGCGTTTCTTAGCCGCCTCTATGATTTCTGACACCAACTGTTCGGGAGTCGAGTTGATAGAGCGGGTAATGATCTGACCTATCTCATCAGAAGAAGGCGAGTAGTTCTGATTCTCCGCCTGAATAGATCTTATCGCCCGAAACATGGTGTCCTCAAGAAAATCAGGCGAAACCATTTGAATCAGAGCTTCAAAGTCGTCGGTGGGACTACCTTCTCCAGCCGCCATCTTACCTGCGTTTCCAAGCTGAGACGTAGCAAGGGTGAGTTTGTTCCTTTTCTTTTTAATAATGTTGTTTCTTTGTTCGATAAACCCCTTTTGCACTTCTTCTGCGCTTCTAAGCTGGCCTCCCGCTTCAACAAGGTCATCCCCCGTTTGACGAAAGACAGGATACTCGGGACTGCCACGGAGCTTTTCGATCCTTGCATCATAGTCAGCGACTTTTTCAGGGGTCAGCTTGACCGTTGATATCCTCGACAACTCCCCACCACGTTCCTGCGACAGCAAGTTCTGAAGAAGATCGAACTGATTCTCTTCAATCACCCGGCTAACGCCGCCACTCGCATCGTTGTGGTCGCTGTACCGAACGTGAGCAAAGTTACCCAACTGATCCCGATAGTGAGACAGAGCATGTCCCGAGGTGGCCGGATGCGCGTTTCGATTGTTGGTTGTTATCTCGCCATACCCAACCTCAGAATATGCGTCCCTATCCATAAACCGCTGCGTGTCACGATATGACACATCGTTGTTGTCACCCGTGTACTTGAACGTCTCGATGTCCGGCGCGTTCTCTTTCATGTACTGCTGAACTTCGGCAACCGGAATCTTACGATTCTTGTTCTCCGGCCTCGCCAAGAATGACGACAGCCCGCTGGCGTTCATCTCTGTCTTTGTGACAGACGGAAGGTTCATTAAACGCGCTAAATACTCTTTGCCAGCCAAACCCTTCGTCGGGGATGCATTCATCACACTCTCGGCATTCGCCAGCGCGTTCTCAATAGGCGAATAGTCAGCATTGAAATTTGAAAGAGACAACCCAGGTGACTGATCCTTGGTTACCGGATTGATGCCCCCAGAACCAAGACCCGAGGTCCGAGGCTCACCGACCGTCTTCTCAAGAGGCGAGGTTACACCTGTCTCGACATCAAATACCGTAGCACGAGGCTGCTCTGCTGCATCTAGCTGGATGTCGCTTGAACCTCGGGTCTCGGACCCCGAACCGCGTTTCATGAACTTGCCGACCAGAGGAGCTATGCCCTCGACGGCCTTTTCTCCGACCTTGCCAGCTACAGCACCCGTCGGAGCACCGAGAGCCGCGCCCAAAGCACGACCTTCCGCGCTTTCACCAGTGCCTGCACCGTAGATCGCACCCTCAACCGCACCAATCCGTGCGGCACCACGGATACCAAGCGAAGCAAGACCCGCGCCGCCAGCCACAGCCGTAGGAACAGCGCCTACAAGCTCACCTGCAAAGGCAGAAACAGGGTTGGTTTCTTGAAATTTTGCAAGATCTGCACGGATCTTCGCGACTTCTTCGTCGTAAGTCTCGGGACCGAGAGCACGGATACCCGCCTCGATCTCATCGCCGAATCCTAAAGTTACCCCCTGACCGATGCTGCGGCCAAGACCAGCAAAATATTCACCGTAAGTTTCAGCCATTACGCCAGCCTCGTCGGCTTCCGCTTTTCAGGAAGCATGATTTTTGAGAACCTGTTAGGGACAAGCCTAATGCGAGGCTTAGTAGTAGTCCCTTTTTTTGGTTGGGAGCCAGTCTTCAAGTTCTTCACCTTGCAAACTAATAAAACCACCCTGCCTAAAACGCATCAGGGCCATCGTCATGCTATCACAGAAGTCGTCATGGTCACCATTTGGAAACGAAGCTACCTCCTCGATTACCTCGTCCGCGAACTTCTGCGCGGCAGGATACCAAACTTTTCCTGATTCGAATATAGGCGAAGCCATATGCATACGTGTGGTCTTGTCCACACCCCCGCCACCCTTCTTGCGGCCCGGCGAAAAGGTGATGACAGGCAGGTTCAGTAACCTCATCTCGTCAGCAAGAGGCTGACCAGTGGCTTTCGCCTCAATCAGCATCATGTCAGGTTCCCAATAGTCGTTTTCTTCCTGTGCGATCTGCTTCAACTCAGGAAAGTTCCAACGGCCACGTTTCGCGTCTAATAGAATTAGGTGCTGCTCACCATTGCTGTGCGGTTCAAACACACCCCACGTCGTGATCGCCGAGTAGTCAGCCGACTCCTTCTTACTGTACGCCGTGTCATATGACTGAATAATGTAGTCTAGCTGCGGGATATCCTCTTCTTCCCACGCATTCCACCACTCGCGCTTGATGACAGCGGTCTCCTCGGAAACCGGATTCTGTTGCCACTGTGCATTCCATTTGCCCACGGACAGGGCAGCTTTGACTTTTAGTAGCTCGTCTTTTTTCCAGAATTCAGGCCAAAGCGGTTCCCCCGAAGGCATGATGGCGGGAAACTCTACTACTTCCCACTGGTCCGACATCATGTCGTTACCCTGCGCTTGCAGTAACCTGCCTGTCAGATCCTTCTTTGACCACCGTGTCTGGACAATAATAATGGCACCGCCAGGCTGGAGACGCTGACGCGGGCCAGATGTGTACCATTCGTACGTGTTGTCGTACGCCGATGTGGATAATGCATCCTGCTCCGAGTGCGGATCGTCAATATCAGCAAATCAGCACCACGACCGGTCATTGCAGCGCCCACCCCTGCTGCAAAATATTCCCCGCCTGCGCTGGTTTCCCACCGACCAGCAGCCTGGCTGTCCTGTTTAAGGTCAGTGTCGGGGAAGATCTCATGGTAGATCGGATCCGCGATGAGATCCCTGACCTTACGACCGAACCTTACAGCAAGTTCGGTGTTCATAGTAGCCTGAATGATTTTTAGCTTGGCATTTCTGCCCAGAAACCACGAAGGCATCAAATATGATGCGAACTCTGACTTCGAATGTCGGGGCGGCATGTTGACTATCAGACGCTTCAAGTCACCCGAAGCGATCCGCTCCAGCTTTTCGGCAATGATTTTATGATGACGCCCGACGATGAATCCATCGTAGACGTGATCGACGTATGCCATGAAGTCAGACTGCGCCGCTTCGCGGGTTTCGAGCTTCTTCAACTGCTCTTCGAGTAGCAGAAGCTCACGCAGATCCTGATCGGGCATTGTGTGGAGGGCACCGGACATGCCCGAACGATAATATCTGGCAGTGAATTTATCAACCCAGCACGTGCACGTGCACAGCGCAACCCGCCCCCCGAAAAAAGGTCCCCCCCCCTCGCGTGAATGCGTCCGGCATTGGCAAAGCGCCCCAGTAACCCGGCCCACCCAGTTTAGAATGATTTCAAATTGCATCTGGTAGCGCGGATCGAGCGCCTAGTTGCGAGACGTTCGCAAAGATAATGGGTTGGGATGGGTTGACCGGAGTGATGTTTTCCTATCTAATCCCATTATATCGTATGGATTAACGGAGGTTCACATGTCCAAGCGCGAAGCACTCTTTACCGCCATGCGCGGTCGCATTTTCAAAGCCACGTTCACCAAGGCTGACGGATCGATCCGTCAGGCATGGGGCCAGTTGATCGAGGATGACCGGCTGGTCGACCATCCCAACACGGTCACGTTCATCGATTTTGGTCTCGGCAAGCCACGTCGCGCCAAGCTCGATCTGCCCCACGAATTCCGGTCAGGCAAGACCGTTCACAAAGGTTAGGGCTTCGGCCCTACCGTCCGACAGTGTGCACTGTCGCTGATGAGGCCAAAAGGCCGAAACGGTAAACCAGACATGACCACGGAGGTTGATATGTCTATTTCTAGAGTGTTCCTCGATATCGAGGATGTTGTTGAGGTCGAGCTTGAGCGTAAGGACGGCAAGCTTGTCATCTGGTACTGGCATGGCGCGGATCGTGCCATCGGTCATTTTGCGCTACACGGCCAGCCCGAGGTGTTCGTCAAGGATGCCGAAGGTCGCCGCGAGATCGAAGACGCCGAGATCGAGGTCGAGGTCGAAGCGGAGTATGTTCCGAAGACCGGCCCAAAGACTCGAGCGCGTGTGATCGAGCTTTTGTCGAACACGCGGAACGGGTACACGGTTGAGCAACTAATTACTTTCATCCCGAACATCACCACCAAATCGTCTATGTGGACCGTGCTTCACGATCTCCGCAAGACCGGCGTCGATCTTCGTAAAGGCCCGTCGCCATATGGCGGCAAAGAGCGGGCCTTCTGGATCGCGTCCTAACCGGTTACCTCCGGAGACCGGGCCAGCGCAAGCTGGCCCGGTTTTTCCAACCCAACACGGAGAAGAAGAATGACACAGGAAGATATGATCGAGCTTGCGAAGCAGGCCAAATTCAAGATCGAGTTTATGGCACTCATGCTACTCGCGGATCGTAAGGACATGGCGGCATCCGCCCACGAGGAAGCACTAGCCAACCTCAGGGCAATCATCGGAGAGGAATCATGAGCTTCGATGCATGGGATGACTGCCTAATCCCCGACGTCCTGTAACCATCGGCCCCCAGCCTCGAGGCTGGGGGCTTCTCTTTTCCCTGGGCACCGGAGCCGCCTTCATAAGCCGCAGGGCGCAGGGCGCAGGGCGCAAGGCCCGCAGGATTATTGTTTTGATTACATGGGATTATGTGGTAGTATTCTAGGACATGGAAAAACACGGAGGTTGATACCATGCTTTCAAACGTCTCAAAAATGCCGGGCAAGTCTATATCCCGGTCAGCGTTCCGGTGCGGGGTTGGCAGCAAGCTTGCCGAGGTGCCGGGGTCCGTCTGCTTTGATTGCTACGCGCGCAAGGGAATGTATCGCATGCCCAACGTCGTCAACAAGATGGAAGAGAGAGAGGAGTTTTTCCACGCCATCGATTTTGTGCCGCGCATGATTGCGCTGCTGAACCGGACGCGCGCGCCAGAATTCCGCTGGTTTGATTCCGGGGACGTCGAAGACGTACGGATGGGCCTCAATATTCTGGACGTATGCGAGGCAACGCCGAACAAGCAACATTGGATTCCGTCGAAGGAATATCAGATATGGGCCAAGGTCCTGAAGATTCGCAACCTGCCCGAGAATGTCACGCTCAGAATATCGGCGCCCATGGTGGACGGGCCACCGCCGAAGGCATGGCAGAACACTAGCACAGTGACTGCCGGCGATAACATCACCGGGCATGCATGCCCTGCCCCACAGCAAGACGGTAAATGCCAGGACTGTCGCGCATGCTGGGATCGGTCGGTCGCCAATGTCACCTACCACAAGCACTAGGAGCTTCCTCCGGGGAACAGGGACGGTCTATAGACCGTCCCTGTTTTCATTCATGCTCGCGCCATCATCATCGGACGCAGGACGCAGGACGCAGGACGCAGGACCATCGATCATGGGCCGCAGCGCGCAGGGCGCAGGGCGCAGCGCCTATATCACCGCACCATAGGGCCGCAGGACGCAGGACCGAGAGCCGCGAACCGTGCAACTCGGGCGCTAAACCCCCGTCAAACAAAAATACAAGGCCGGTCGGCGGCTCGTGGACCAAGAAAAAACTTACACCACCACAGCGGGAATGCCCCAGATGCCAAGCAATCTGGGATTTTGAGATAGAAAAGCGGTCATTATTGGTAATTTTTAGTTCAGCCCACACCGGCACACCATCCATGCACAGATATACGTCTGGCATCCCCTCACCGGCACGGTTTTCAATCCGCTGGCAATGGGTCTTTTTCGGTAACTTCTGCCTCAATGAGTTCCATAGCTGGCGTTCTGTTCGAGGCATCTTCAACCCTCTTCATATTGTCAAAGGCATGTGGGTGCCGCTTGCGAAGGTCATCGAGTCGGGCAACGATCTCTTCTCGCGACAGTTGGTCAAGCTGGTGGATGTGATTCTGCTCTCGCCGGTCTATGGTCAGGCCACCGAGAGCGGATCGAATCTTCTCAGCGTTGATGGCGGCAGAGAACTGACCAGACTCTTCTGCCCCGCGCGACAGTTCGTCGAGTCGTTTCAGTTGTCCGACAAGGGTCACGCCGTATTTGCGCTCTCGCTCTTCCCGCAGTTCTTTAATCAGGTCAGTGACCAGAGGGTAGGACGTGCCGTCCAACAGTTTATAGGCATGCTGCTTGGCTGCATCGGGAGAGTATCCAGCCAGCCGAGCGCATTCGGCATTGCTGTATCGGCCCTCGACATAGTACCGGGCGAATTCTCTTTGCCTGTTGGTCAGGCCAGCGGTCTTCTTTGGCAAGGTAAGCCCCCTATAGGTTTTTCTGTGGGTTTTTGTTTTTCGCAGAGCAAAGGGTCGCGCGAGCGGATTTGCTCCCTTGGAAGTGTACTGAACGTACCGAAGTGTACCGAGATTTTCCCAGTAAATTCAATGCTCAGTACACTCAGTACACTCGGAACACCATTTCTCAAAATTTTTTTCAAAAAAGTTTTCCCCACAGAAAAAGCTATAGGAGCCGACACACATACATTTTTCTGTTTGCATAACATGGGAAACTGTGGGATAACCTATCTCATGAATTCGGACACCACATGGGATTCCCCACAATAAACCACCAAGGTCCGAGGTTCAAGCTACACGGAGGTAGTAATGAAAAAGCAGAACAACATCATCGAGAGTCTTGAGGCTCGGACCGCTGCACTGGGTGGCGAGTTTCGTGTCCAGCGTTACAAGTACATTCGCGAGGCGTTTGTAGAGATGCGGTTTGGTGACACGAACCTGACGATCAACATTGGCCCGAAGGGTGCGATCAAATACTGCTCGTGGTTCTTCATCGATGCGAGTGGGCAGTGGTCTGTCCATTATGACGAGGAGTGCTTCACCGGCAAGCGTAATGCTCAGGAGGTCGAGTGGTTCTTCAACCAGATGCAGAGATATGCAGTGAAGGAGGCAGCGTGATGAACAAGGTAGAGTTTTCAGCCGTGACCGGCTTACCCAGAATCCTGATCCAATGCAATCCGTCATGGGATCAGTGGACCGATCTTTGCGAGGCCGTGTGGGTCACGGCCTTGGAGGGTGGGTGCAACTACTGGATGGATCGTATCGAGGTCAACCGCAACCATGATGCTTGGATGACTCGACTTGCTCTCGGGTTCGTCGATGGTCCCGACATCAAGAAGGGCAGTGATCTTATGAAGAACATTCCGCTCAAGGTCTATCACAATGCCGATGACTGGGAGTCCGGCGAGTCCGAGATCACTGAAGGATTGTCTTTCGACATAGTGGTGGTCGGCATCAACAATCTGCCGCCCGAGGTCAAGCTGTCGATCATGAACCCATACACCTGTGACATCGACGCCGAGATTGCGGACCAGATCGTGCAGACAGGTTTGTTCGGGAGTGCGGTCTATGGGTGAGCGTTTCATGGTTGCCGAGGAGGGTTGGTACGAGAGCTATGTGGTGGACACCAAGTTGGACATCACGGTTGCCGGTCCCTTTCGGTATGTCGAGGAAGCTGTGTATGAAGCACAGAATTTAGAGGAGGATGCAAATGTCGGTGAAGATTATTGAGGCCGAGTACCATGTGCAGGCCACACACTTCTGGGAGGTCAAGCACATCGAGGGGTGGCCGGTTGATGACGAGGGCCAGCCGCGTGATATCAAATCGGCACATGACTTCTACATCAAGTGGGGTCTTCTAAATGTGCAGTGGCACAAGGACGGTCACCGGTTCGAGTACGAGCCGACTGCTGAACAGAACGGTGAGGACGACGACCACAAGTGGCCGGACCGCGAGTACATCGACGGGGAGTTGGTGGAGTGATGGAAGAACTGCCGCTCGACCATGAGCCTAGCCTCGACCATTGGGCGAAGGGTATCGCCGACGAGGATGTAGCCACCGGCTACCACACAAACTGGGACCATGCCTACGAAGAGGCATGGCACTGGCTGGATGCTGAATACAACTACAACCACGAATACCAAGGGAGTTAGCGTGATGAGGTTCGAGGTAACGATTGTGGC